CTAACCTTTCTTACTAATCCCTTTACTGGTTGAGGGTGTTGATCTATGTGCCAATCATAAAAATCTCCTTCACCATATCTACCATACTGAACTGGTTCGACACCTGTAATTTTTAAATTCCAACGAGCATCTTCATTTATTTTTTTAATCATACGAAGAAGCATGGCAAGAAGTTCTCTGTCTCCTAACCATGCTATCTCTGAACTTCTATTTGATTTTGTGCCACTAACAATTTGTCCTCTAGTCCATCTATGTCTATATGAAATTACCTTGTTAACTATAACCTGTGCCTTTGTATTGAAAATAACTTCCTTGTAGGGCAATCCGTATTTCATTAAAATCCATTCTTAAATTTTTCCCAGTCTATCGCATTCTTGATTTGAAAATTGCGGTTATTGATCATTCTCAATACACTATCAAGATACAATAGAGTCTGTTCTATGTAGTCTATTCTATATTGTAGTTTCATTATATCATCATCTGATTCAATAAACATATTAATTTCTTCTTTCGTAGTCAGTTTAAAATCAAATGGCATTTCTTTATACACAGAGGAAGGTGCTTTGCCTTTATAATATAACCATTTCTCTTTGATAAGACGTTTCATATCTAACTCTTTCTCCTTTTTCATTAGAGAGAAAGTATTATGAAACTCCATATATTTCATGTGAAGTTGTGGAATTTTTGTAGACTCTTCACAGTATAAGTCACCATCTATTACACTATCTTTTTTCCACATCTCTTGGATGCTTTCAAGATTCATTTCTTTTTCTTTGGATAATATTGGAAACCTTCTGTCACTTCATCAAGTGAAGAAAGTTTAAATGTAATCATTTTGTCCCAAGGAGTATGACTATCCATTAGAACTGCTGCTTTCTTGCCTTGTATTCTCTGAACACATCCAACATACCCTCTGTATATTGAATTTTCATCAGTAACTTTTACTGTGGAACCTGGCAAAATCATAATCCTTGATCCTTGGTTTGATTAAACCACTCCTTTAGTGTAGTCTGATAACCTGACTCTCTACTCTTCTCTGGGATTATCCCCTTCATCTTGTTGTAGTCGTTGTGCATCGCTTGGAGGAGCCATGCCTGTGCTAGTTGAGTCGGTCCTTCTTTCAACAATTGGATTTGTAATTTCGAGAGACCAGCCTTCATCTCCAAATACTCCTGTCTCCACGATGTGTGGGGTGCTTTGTCTGTCATCTTTTTCCCATTCCTCTAGTAGGGTTTTTGCTTGACGATCAACGTCGTCCATAGCCATAAGTATTTTACCATCAATCCACAATTTATGCAACCATTCAATAACACCTGTAATTAAATGAGATAACCAAGGTGATTGTTTCTTTGCCCATCTTTTAGATTTGGTATACCAATTATCTATACCACCAAATGTTTTCTCAAACTTAAATATATTAAACTTCATCTCTGATTTCATATAAAGTATATTTAAAAGTTGCTTCCGCAGTCATGAATGAATTATCCTCACTTGCAACATCAAACGTTAGAGTTGATAGTTCTACAGGGAATAGATCTTTGAATACAACATCAAAGTTTGCTAGATTATTATTGTTTAATACTTGTAGAGTAGCATCAGAAAAACGTACGTCTTGAGAAGGAGAATCTCTAAACTTAGTTTTCCATGCAGTTCGTTCATCATAATCTTGTGGAGTTCCTAATGCACGCATCCAGTTATGAATCTCCATATAATTTCTTAGATCTTCATCTACAATAAATTCAACAGTTAAATCACCATACTGTAGATTTCCCTCTCTGGGTAAAGGGACTAAACCTGCAGTAGGAATAAGAACCTCACCTAAATTTAGTGCAGGAATCTGTGCTTGTTGACATAAAAAAGACACCTTCTTTGCCTTATCTAATAGGAAAAGATATCCTATAGGGGAAAGAAAGTTTCTGTTTGTTAGTTGGTCTTGATACCAATTTGCCATTAGTCTCGTTGTCTCCAGTCGTCAGGTTTCTCTCTGTTAAACCATTCACCAATGTCATCTGCACTATTGAACCCGGTCGGGTTCTCCTAACCCCATCTTATTCAGAAAATCGTCTGTCCCTCCCTTCTTCATGTCAGGATTTGCTGCTTTCTGTCGTGCTTGTCGCATCCAAGTGGCAGCAGTGGTATTTCTTTTTGCTAGTTTTTGTGCCCAAATCATGTCATCTAGTTTGACATTTTCACCATCTACGATCTGTTTACAGATAGACTCTAGTCGGAGTCGGTATTGGGTTGAAAGCATTTGTTATTCTTTACTGAGTTTGGCAGATAGTTGATTGAGTTTAGTATACTCTTTGTACGCTTCATCAGATCTACTGTGAAGTATATCTTTGATATCATTTATAATGATATCATTCTCAACGTAGTCGTCAAGGTATTTGAAGAGTGCTTCTTTTAGATACCTTTTTCGATGCCACTCAGGAGAATAAGGATTATAATCCATAATATAATTCCATTGTGATAGAGCTATTTAGCACATAAAAAAGGGAGCATTTCTGCTCCCCATCTGGTCTTCCCTAATACGATTTACATAAGAACCTCTTTGCAAATGCGTTTGCATGTTGCCTGTTGGTCGTTGCACTCGATTAAACACTCGTAGTATTCTGTTAGTTTGGTGTCATGTTCTTCTTCATATGAACCTGCTAATTGATTATATGATACTAGGTTGTGCATAAACTCTCCATGTGATGTGAAAAAATAACAAACAAGTTTTAGTGCATCTTGTTTTTCCTAATTCTATCATTACTTATAAGGGATACCTGATAATCTCACTAGGTAGTTTACCCTTCGATAAAAAAATTATGAGGGAGGTTGGATTCCTGTATACCAACAAACAACGGGCATTACTACAGAAGTAAATACGTTGTTGCCTGAGTCCTACTTGGTTGAGTAGTTCTGCCATTCCTGACAGCGAGCACCACCTCTGACCCATCACCTTAACTAGCGGTTGCCAGTAAGTTTATTCAGTCACTCCCATGTTGCGTCCAACAAATATACTATAGCATAAAAAAAGAGGGTGTCAACACCCTCTTAGAAAGTTAAGTAATAATACTTATTACATTAGGTTAGCAACCTGAACTCGTCTGTAATACTTGTTAGTATTAGCAGTAAGTGCTCCAGAACCTTGAGTAAGACCTTGAGCGAATGGGTTTGAAACCATACCGTATCTTGTCTTAAATCCAATTTTTGGCTGGAATGTGTCAGGGTTGATTGCTCTGACTTGCTGTAATGGAACGTATGGGCAGTAGAATAATCCTGCGTCATAAGGAGATGTTCCTTTGTATCCTGCAACGTAGTAGTGCTTGTCACTTACGTTTGCTGAATATGGGTCAACATAAACCTTGATGCGACCATTAAGAGTTCCAACAAGAGTTGAAGATGTGTCATCAGGAACAAGACCGTTGTTACCTTGAAGAGCAGGAGCGTAATCTAGAACGCCAGCCATACCAAGAGCAGACACAACATCGGCAGATGCGATGATGATGTTACCCTTCCCTCTTCTTGTCTCGTGACCGATTGCGTTTGCATCTCTTTCAATCTGGAAAAGAAGTCCCTTGAATTTCTCAACAGACCATCTACCATTTGAGTCAACGTCTAGGTCAAAGATACCTGCGTTAGCAGTATTGTTTTGAGCACCTTTAACAGCGTTTGTGTAGATTGTTCTAACAACTTCTCTGTTAATTTCAGCAAGGATCTCTGTTGAGAGAATGTTTGCTAACTCTTGCTCGGCATCAAGACCGTGAATTGCTTTCAAGTCTTGAGCAAGTTCAATACTGTACTCTGCCTTTAGAGCTCTAGCTTTAGCAGTAACAGTTACTTTCTCAATGGAGAAACCCATTTCTCTGAAGGCAGTTGCTGCAGCAGCATCTGTAATTGCTTCAAGAGCAGTGGTGTTCATTCCTTGAGCATCACCTGTCAACTCATATGTTCCAGCTGGATCATCGTTGAGTAGACCTGGGTTAGCACCTTCAGCGTCGTTAACAGCAGAACTGGATGCAGTTGGATCGTAGTCAGCAAGACGGTTACCATCAGCACCAGAGAAACCTGCGTTAGGCTCATTAAAGAATGCTTCTCTGTAATCGGAACTTGCAGGAGATCTTTCTGTTCCGTATTGTGTTCTCATTGCAAAGATAAGTCCTGTAGGACCAGTCATAGGCTGTACGCCCGCGATATCATATGCAATTAGTTGTGGCATTGAACGTCTGATTAGACTGATCAATACTGGGTCGAAACCTGCAACAGGACCTGTTGCGGTTGCTGCGGTACCGAATCCGCCAGTACCTGCGGTTTGTAGTGTCTCTGTAAGGATTTGTCCTTCTTCGACTAATGCTTTTTCTTGGTTCTCTAGGAGTTGTGCTACGACGCCACGCTTATGAGAATCTTCGATCTCAGGTAGAGATTCGTGATTTAGAACGGGTGCCCACTTCTCCTGAAGTTGATTTAAAGACATTTTAAATTTACCTCTTGGGATTAGTAGTTAATTATTTGGACCAACGAGCGAGTGCATCAACGTACTTCGACATTGTGCCACTTGTTGTTTCTTCTACCAAAGGAGCGGAACTTTCTTCAGTGGGTTCGGTTGCTTTTGCAGCGACCTCAGCCTTCTTAGTAAAGTAGGATTCCTTGATAGTTTCGACCTTCTTGCGAAAATCTTCTTCATTTTCAAACTCAACACCCTCTGCTAATGATGCTAGCTTCTCCTTTTGGGTTTCTGCTAGTCCAGTAGCTGCGTCGTTCACAATTTCCATTTTTACAAACTCACCAATGCGCTTGTTCAATGCAACATTAGTGTCGATTTGCTCGTTGAGTTTAGCTTCCATATCATCAAGCTCACCTGCCATTCCATCTAGCAGGTTGAACTTCTCCTCAGGCACTGTAAAGTTGTGCTCTAAGAAGAGACCTTTTAGACCTTTGAAGAATGATTCTGCCATCTCAGTTTTAATACCGTGCTCAATCTGGAGTGAGTTTTCTTTCATCCATGATTCAGCAGCATAAGATAGATAGTCATCAACCTTCTCGGCCAATTCTGTTTGAACCTTTTCGACTTCTTCAGTCAGAGTGGTTTCAAATGCCTCTTGCAACGCTTTAACTTCGTCGTTAACTTTGGCGGTAACAGCTGCTTCAAAAATAGTAGCGGCTTTTACTCGGAACTCTTCTGATAGTTCTTCACCTGCGACAAGAGCGTCAACATCCTGAGTAAAGTCGTACTTGGTTTCAGCGATTTCTTCTTTTTCGCCATCTTCCGTTTCTACCTCCTCTTGTTTTGCGGATGCAGCACTAGGTTTTGTGCTCAAAGATTTAGAACCTTCAAATCCTACTGCAGCAGCAGAACCTGCGTTCTTTGTGCCTTTAGCACCTTCCATAGATGAATTTAAAGGTCCATCTACGTTAACCACTTTCTTTGCACTACCCGCCTTGGATGAATCCATAGGCATTGCAGGTTTTGCATTCTTAGTGATTGGATCAGAGCCTTCGTCCACTTGTTCCATGTTATCTAACTCTTTATCGAGGGTCTCAGCCATTTGTTTAAACTCCGTTTAGCTTTGA